ACGACACAGCAAGGGCTGAGGTTAAAGAGAAGCTTAGGGGTGTGTTAGAGGATGCGCTCAAGTATGGATGGAACGAAACAGAAAGAGCAGAAGCGGTTATGGGGGCTATCAAAGACTCGTTGCGCTCTGCTAGAAACCGAGCGAGGACGATAGCAAGAACGGAGGTACATGGAGTCTTTTCGGAGGGTTCCTGGGAAGCTACGAAAATAGCAAAACCGAAAAGAATCATGTGGATATCATCAAGGGATGACAAGGTGAGAGATAGTCATGCTGAGCTGGACGGCATGAAAGTAGTACCTGGTGAAAAGTTTCCGAATGGTTTAGAATACCCGATGGATCCTAGCGGGCCGCCAGAAGAAGTGATCAACTGCCGGTGCACTTATATAGATTTGTTTGAGGAGTGAAAAGATGGAGATGAAAACGATTAGCGCAACGCTGAAAAAACAGGCTGATATATATCAGATATGGGCGTCAACGAAAGATGTAGATAGAGACAGAGAAATTATCATGCCGACTGCGTTTAAGAACTTGAAAGAATATCTTGCCAAGAATCCGGTGATCTTGTTCGGTCATGACCATTGGAAACCTCCGATAGGCAAAGCAATAAATGGAAGAATCACAGATAATGGATTGATCCTTGATATAGTATTTGCTAAGACGACTTTCGGGGAAGAGATAAAATATCTATACGACGAAGGGTTTCTGAATGCATTTTCGGTTGGGTTTATCCCGAAGACATGGGATGTAGACCCAGATAACCGAAGGGTGTATACGGATGTAGAGTTGTTAGAGGTATCGGCTGTTCCGGTACCTGCGAATGCGGCGGCTACGATGATACGAGCCGCTAAAAGTAAAGGAGTTGAACTGCCTGAGTTGCAGAAGCTGTATACTGAGATGCCTGATGCTACCCAGATGCCTGAGGGTGATACTGGGGACAGGACGGTGAGTCAAGGTAAGAAGCAAAGCAAAAAGGTAGTGAGATATAAATCATTTATAGGAGAGAAGAACGTGGATAAAATCACACTATTAAAAGCACTCATCGCTAAAGAAACGGATGAGAAAGAAATTGAACGGCTGAACGATTTGCTGATAGAAGCGATCCGTGAAGATGAGAGGGCTAAACTTGAGGCAAAGATTGCCGCAGAGAAGGCTGAGGCTGAGAAGAAAGCCGCAGAGGAAAAACAGCTGAAAGAACTGGACGAGCAACGGAAGAAATCACTTGCAGAGGGTAGGTATACCGGCCAGAAGGTCGAAGTAGGTACTCCGGGGAGCTATAAGGGCGTATCGCTTAAGTATGCGTCCGATGTTGCGATTCGGCTGTTCGAGCAAAACCCACTACTGAAAGGTGCAGTGCCTATCATGAAATCAAGGCCTGAAGCGCTTGAAAAGGTGTTAAAACACTTTACCGATTTGTACGACAATGCGATCAACAACGTGGGCAGAACTAAAGCGGCACTGGGAGAAGGGAATACCGGTGCGTACTTAACGCCTACTGAAGAGAGGGCGGAAATCCTTGCGTATATCCGGGAAACGTCGGTTGCGTTGCAGGATTGTCAACTTGTGAATATGACATCGGATGTGATGACAGTTCCCAGGGAGTTGACGAAAGTTAATGTTGCTTATACCGGCGAAGCGGTGGCGGCGACTGAGAGCGATCCTACTTTCGACCAGGTAACGTTGACTGCAAAAAGAATGGATGCATACAGCGTGGAATCTAATGAGTTGATCCAGGATACCCAGAATCCTGGTGGTATTGTAGGAATGCTCTTGTCGCAGTTTGTTGAGGCGGTAGGGCAGAAAGTTGATTCAACGGTGTTTGCTTGTTCTGGGAATCCGTGTTCATCGGTGTTCAGCTCTGCGGGATATTCTCAGGTGTTTGGTTCGGGGAGTACTAACTTCAGCGCAATACTAGAATCAGACTTGAGAGGTATTATTTCAAAGATACCTTCGAGCCGGCTTGGGAATGCGAAATGGTATGTACACCGGTCGCCTGCGTGGACGTATCTGTATGGACTGAAGGATTCTGAGAACCGACTCTTATTCATACCTTCTATGACACAGGCGAATCCACACATGTTGTATGGATATCCGGTGAGGATGCCTGAAATGGCTCCTGCGGTGAGTGGAGCGGGTAAAGGATTCATTGTCTTTGGGGACTTACGAGGGTTTATGATCGGAGAAAGGCTGACGAATATCAGCTTGTTTATAGACCCCTACAGTAAGTCCACATCGTATCAGACGCTGTTTTTGATGTTTACGAGGTGGGCATATGCGCACGCACTGCCGAAGTATTACGGCAGAATTGCAACGCACGCTTAGTTATGGCAACAAGAAGTTATGAGGGCGGCTTAAATGCCGCCTTCTGGTATCAGTTCGTAGAACCTCAGTTCGTAGAACGAGAGTTTATAGAACCTAAATTAGAACCAAGGAGGGAGAGAATAAGTACAATAACGATTGGGCGTGAGCCGAGGATGATTTGTCCGAGGTGTGGGAGAAGATATAAGGTAGGAAGGAATACGTGTCCTAATTGCGGAGGAAAGATGAATCGAGTGGAGGTAGAGATATTAAAATGAAAATTGCGTGGTACAATACATTTGAAATGGCCGGTATCGGGTTTGGGTATACGAGTCATCAAAAAAACCTGCGAGCGGCGTTGGAACGCAGGGGAGTTGAGATTGATGATAAGGCTGATATAGCGGTATCGATTGTTCCTGCTGGAAACTTTGAGCGAGTTCCGGGGAAGTTCAATGTTCTATATACGATGTATGAAGCAACGGATATACCTGAAAGTTGGATACCGAAGATAAATAGTGCTGATTTAATAGTTGTACCATGTACGCATAATAAGAGACTTTTTAGAAAGTATACGAACTTGCCGATTGAGGTATGCTGGGAGGGGGTCGATGTAGATACGTTTACTTATGTTGAGCGAGAGTTCCCGAATGGTGATAGACCGTTTATATACTTATGGTTTGGCGCGTCAAACGAGAGAAAAGGCTACGTGCATATGATCGTTGCGTGGAAAAAGTTTTGTTTACAAAACCCAGAATTATTTGACAAAGTACGGCTAGTAATGAAAACCACGCAAACGTCTGATAACAGAAAGAGGATCATCGGATATGAGTTCGGGAAACCGATCTATAAGGAGATGCCGGTAGAACGGGTATTTAGGGCTGAGAATGCAATCGTGGATACAAGAAGACTCCCTGTGAAAGCACAAAACGGGTTACCAGGACTAGTCGATGTATATCATGATGCACACGCATTCGTTTTCCCGACTATGGGAGAAGGGTTCGGATTAACACTGGCTGAAGCAATGGCAACGGGGCTACCATGTATCTATACTCCATGGTCTGGTCCGGTTGATTTCATTAGTCCTACTGAAGGGTATCCGCTAAAGTGGCATTTCACTTCTATCAAGGCGATGACACCGATGAGTGATGGGACATTTAGGAAAGACTTGGATACATATGCGGCCTCGGCTGATATTGACCATATCGTTCAAAGGATGCAACAGGTTTACTACGATTATGAGACAGCACTAAAAAAGGGAAGGCTTGCCGCTGAGAGGATACGGAGAGATATAACCTGGGATAAAAGCGCGGCAAGGTTTGAAGAGATTCTCAAATGCTATACAAAGAACTTGCAGGCGGTGGCGTGATGGTGCTTGAACAATATCAAGATATTTGGGTGAAGGGATCGCTGCTAAAACCTGGGGTGAGAGAATGCGCTAGCCGCTGGGAGATAGTTAAATCTGTTGCTGAACGATGGAAACGGCCTTTTACGGTTTTGGACATTGGAGCGAACTTGGGATACTTTTCACTGCGGATAGCCGAAGAGTTCGATTGTACCGTTGTCGCTATGGAAGGCGTATATTCAAGCTGGTTGGAAGAGATTCTTAAATGGAATAATAATCCTAGAGTTATTCTTCTTAAGGGGCTGTTCCGGCTTGCAGACTTTAAGTTGCTGTCTGAAATCGAGCACTTTGATCTTGTGCTAGCGTTATCAGTGATGCACCATATCGGTGAGTATAAAGAAACGCTTTCTACGTTACGGAATCTTGGTGATGTGCTTGTTGCTGAGATAGCGACAGAGGATAACGCTTGCGGACAGGAATATGTGAAACAAGGAAAGGTGCCCGAAGATGCAAAGATACTTGGATATGGGGAATCTCATCTGTCAGGGCCGGCAAGACCGATATTCTGTACTGAACAGAAACGAACAACGCTATCTAGGTCTTACTTTGGGACACCGCTAACGGACATTGATCTTAAAATTGAATCGGATTATGAGAAAAAAATTGCGATACAGCGAGGACGAGAACGGCCTTGGTACAGGGGGATAAACTTGCGGACGTTCTTGTCTTCCGGTGGAGTATATCCAAGCAGAGATCATATAGTGGAGCTTTGTAAACAGGCGAGACCGAAGGAAACGCATGGGGACTTAAAAATACACAATACGATTTTACAGGGTGATGCGGTAAAGTATATTGACGAGCTCGATCCTAGGCGGTTTGTTGAAAACGACGAGGAAACGTTCAATGCAATGATTAGAGAATTGGAGGACATGAAATGAGTATAGATACCACTATAGC